GCGTTGCCGTTTTCGTCAAGCTTCAGTTTCATCTCGTCTTTCTCCGGCCATCCGGCCATTGCGTTGAGCCATCCGGCCCGGTGGCGCCCCGTCCCATCCGAAACTGCGGGCAATAAAAAGCCCCGCACGATGGCGAGGCTCTAGAAATGGAAAACCCGGCGCAGTGGCCGGGTTTCGTAAGTAAAAGCCCAGCTCTTGGCTGGGCTCGATGTGTTTCACATTAAATCTGAAAGCTCGTCTTTAAGGGCCTTTTCTTCCCTTAGCCTGTCGATAGCCTTCCGCTTTTCAGGGTCAATATTTTTGCACTGGTTTGCTGCCGATCTGGCTAGATGCCTTTTGTTTGACTGATTGCGCTTGTGGCATGTTGCGCACTTTCCGTTCGAGGTGTAGCGCCAAACATGCTCGGAGTCCTTTTCACAGCCTGCCTCGCTAAAGTACACAAGCTGACCAACCTTAGCTGCTTCTACTCTAGAGATCTTCTTTGCGTCTCTCAGCGCAGCATTGAATCTGTCAGGAAATATTTTATTTGAAGATACCGACATATCGAAGCCTCTATTCGACGCCCTCTAATCATGGGCGGCAGGCGATGAGGTAATCGCTTTTCGGGAGCTACCCTAGCCGCACATTTATTCTACCACTTCAGCAGAGCACTACGCGCTCGCCACGCATGAAGCATGACGCGCACAGGATCTGCTTCGTGCCTCCGCTGGCCTTGCCGTTCTTGTAGAGCATGCCGATTTTGGTTTCCAGCACTTCGCGCGAACCGCATCGCCCGCACTGGATCATGCTCGCCGGCTTTGGCATGGCGCGCATTCGCTTGCGCACTTGCTCTGCCGGGCTATCCGGTGCAGGTGTGCCCTCGATGACGTGTAGTTTCGGCTTCTGATCGCTCATTGAGCCATCATAGCCCAGCCTTGGCGAAGGCTGCAGCGTCTCGTTCGCGCAGTTCGTCTAGCGACAGGTAGATTCCCTTGTCGTTGTAGAAGCGATCCATCTTCAGCCCGCCCTGGCGCATCAGCTTGCCGCGTGCCGGGCCGAGGATTTGATCCTGCCGTGCTGCGCTCTGTTCGGACAGCCACTGAGCATAGGTTTTATCGGCCGGAATCTGGCCGTCCATGCTCGCTCTCGTCCCGGCGTCAATCTCGTCGGGTGACAAGCCTAGCTCTTCCCAGCCCTTCAGGGCGGTGACGCTTGTAGATCGGCAGCGCCAATGGATGCGCCCAGGCCCGGCTAGCCATGGCACTTTGTGACCGATCGGCTTGTGCGTCTCGACCTCATAGCGCAGGCCGTCACGAATGCGGCACTCCGGGGTCGTGCGTGAGTCAATCGTGCTGGTCCAAGTCAGCGCCGCGATGATGTCGGCGTTCGCGCTGTAGAACGCATCACGGGCCGTCTCTGCGGTGTGACTGATCGCCGTGCGGACCATCGCATCAATGTCGAGTCGGCTGCGCTGTAGCAGGCCGTCCGCGTAACCCTCGGCGCGAATGCCCATGATCCCGCGAATGATCTCGTCGGTCGTCTGGCCGTTCACGATGCCGATACGGATAGCGTCCCGAATGCGCGCCGCGCGGGTCTCCTCAAGATCGCTGAGCCATTCCTTGAGCAGACGCCCCTGGAATGGCCGAGCGAAAGCAGCGGCACGGACCTGGCCAAGATTCACCTTTGCCAGCGGCACGGCAACCAGCACCTGATTGGGCAGCGTGGCCGTAAACAGCGTCTGCTGGTAGCCAAGCTCATACTCAGCTAGCTCGTCGATGATCTTGACGACCTCTTCACCGATCTCGGCGTAGATGGCCTTGTTCAGCTCGCGCACCGACTGCAGCACGGTGTTCATGTGCGTGACGGTGAAGCTATCAGTGCCCATGCGCTCGACAGCGTCGAAGAGCCGCTGCCTAAGGTCCGCATCGGCGCGATTCAGCAAAGCGATGATCTTTCGAGCCTCACCGTTGCTCAGCTGCTGCAGGTCAACGGCATGATCAATTGCCGCGTCCAGCAGCCGCTCGTTGACGGTCGCCATCAGATCACCCCAAGCGCCGGCCCCTGGCTAGCGATGCGTTCCTGTTCTTCCTGCCAGCTGTATTCATCACTGATCACGCCACGGCGCTGCATCTCAGCGAATAGCGTTTCATCCGAGAGCTTGCCAGCCGACGCCATGTTGAGCAGCAACGGCACCGATACCTCCGGCGCCCAGTCCTGATCGAAGTTGCCGCGCATCTCGACCATGCCGCCATCTGGCAGCCCGAGGTAGTCCGCCATGATCTGCAGCATCTGCGCGATGGCATCAGCGAACTGGCTTGCCATGCGAGCCAGCGGGGACAGCTCTTGCGCTGCCTCCTCGTTCGCCTGGGTCGCCGTCTTGGTCTGCTGCTTTTCTTTCTGCAGCAGCTTGGCGCCGGCCATCCGCATTTCTTCGATCAGGTCTTGCAGCGACTCCCGGCCAGCGTTGATAGCTGCCCCGGTGTGCTCGACGTACTTGGCATCGCCGTCTTTCGGCATGCGGGTCGCGCTGCCTGAGCTGATCACCAGCTCGAACTGCTCGTCGTCGGTGAAGGTGAACAGCAGCGGCACCCGGGCAACGTGCAAGAGATTGTCCTGATCGCTCTGGGACTGCCAATGCTTGACGTTGAGGTGCGCCAGTTCGAGCAACGGCGGCTTTGCCGTCAGGAAGCCCGTGCGGCCGGTGTAGAACGAGACAAGCGGCACGTAGCCGAGGCTGGTAGTGCCTTCGTCGTGCTGGACCCATGCGCCGCCATTTTCGGCCTTGCGATAGGTGCGCCACATGCCAGGCTCCAGGATTCGCACCTGGGCGATCGACTTCACGCCGAACTCGCCCTCCGCCTCCTCGATCGACTCCATGTAGCGGAACTGCGCAAGCTTGCCGCCGTCGACACGCCAGCCCAGCACCTGCTCGGGGCGAATCAGCACGGCATATGGGCGAACCCCTGCAGCGATCTCGTCCGCGCGAGTGCGGAGACCTTCGGCGCGCGGGTACTCAACCAGCACGTGACAGAGGCCATGGCTTAGCGCGTGGCGGAACAGGTCAACCGACCAGCTGTTCAGGTCATTCCCGGCAAGATCGATGTCCTTGCACAGCTCAGCCAGGCGCTCGGGCACGTCGTCACCCAACTGCAGCGGCTCAGCGAACACACGAGAGGTCATATTATTGACCGTCTCAGCGTAGGCTGGCAGCAGCGTGGAGAGGCGCAGGCGCTCCTTATAGGTATCGTCCTCTTCGGCCGGGTACTGAGGCAGCAGAGCACGCCCGGCGGCCCGCATAGCCTTCGTGCCGCCCATGAGAGGCGCAACGATGGCCCAATCCTCGCGCATGGCGTCCACGGCCGGGATTGTTTTGGACGGGTCGTTGCTCATGGTCACATCCGTAGCGATTGGGTTTTGGTGACGATCTGCTTGATCGGGTAGCGCTTAGCGATGAAGTAGCCCGCCGCGTCGTTCATGTGGTCATAGCCGCCCTTCTTGTCGGGCTCGCCTTTGTCCGTGTAGACCTGACGTTCAAGGCACTGCGTGAACTGCGGGCACTGATCGACGTTGACCTTCAGTCGGCGCTCGCCGTAGGTGTTCAGGAACATGGCGTTCATCGCATTGACGCGGTCTTTCACGCTAGGGTTTGTGGAGTCCACAACCACGGTGAAGCCGGCCTTCTTGAGCAGCGACAGATCGGACTCACTCGCATTCTTGCTGCTGGTGTTCTGGCCGCTCGCGTCTGGGTAAACCGCGATGCTGTGATCTGGAAAGCGGGCCTTGATCTTCTCGATCAGCTCTGGCGTATCGCGCACGCCGTGGAATTCATCCAGGGCCAGCGGAAGGCCCTCGCGGACGACGTAGACCACCGCGCTCATTTTCATCACGTTAAAGTCGACACCAATATGCAGCGTCTCGCCTGGCTTGATTCGCTCGGCAGTGCGGCACTCTTCACGGTTGAACGTGTAGTAAACGACGCCGGCATAGTTCTCGAAGCTGGCCTCATATTCCTGCCGGAAGGTGCGCGGGTCCATCTTGCGACGGGCCGCTTCCAGCTCTTCGGCTGGCACGTTGCCGCCATCAAGAGAGGTGTAGAGCCAGCTCTTGTGGTCAGGCTCATGGCCTGGCCTGCCGTCCTGGAACGTGTCGTAGCAGTGGTTGAAGCCCTTCGGCGTCCCGATCCGTAGTGCGTGACCGCCCTTTCGAGTGCCTACGCCCGGAATCTCGTACTGGCACGTAGAGAGCATCGGGCGCAGAACTTCCTCCCACGCTTCCCATGGGCAGTCGGCCCACTCGTCCACCAGGACGAAGAACAGGCCTGACCCGCGCAGGTTGTCGTAGTTGTCGAGGCCTACCACGCGCATGACGTGGCCAGACTTCAGAGTGATCGAGCATTCGGTCTCGTTCGGCCGATGAGCGCGCCACGCCTCAGGGATGGCTTGCTTCAAGCGGCGCCAGAAGACGCGCTTGGCCTGCTTGAATGTCGGCGCGCCGTACCAGATCTCATCCTCGACGCTAACGCCCCACTCAGCAGCAAGTCGAGCAGCGCGGCGCATCTCAGCCTTGCCTAGGAACGTCTTGCCGAAGCGGCGCCCGCACACTGCGTCGCGGAAACGCGCCTCTGGCTGGAATCCCCACACATAGATGTTCGCCTGCTTCGGCGTCAGCTTTACAGGAGCATCAAAGGTACGGGGTAGTCGGGACATTCTCGTCTGGCTCCAACTTGTACTCAGCAACGGCGTGCTGCTGGTCAGCGGTGGACCCCAGGGGCTTTTCTGGCTCGATCCGGCGATTCACGTACACGTCGCCGACCTCTTTGGCCGCCTGCTCCAGTAGCTGGGCAGTCAGCGCCATGTTCTTCATGCTCTCGGCTTTCTCGGCCAGTCGACCAAGCGTGCGCAGCCGATACGCACGGTTTGCGATCGGTATCTCTGCCGTCTCTTCACGGAAGCGCTTGCGGGTATCCTCAAACAGCTGCTTCCACTTCGGTGCCAAGCCACGGCCGGACACCTTGGTCGGATCGTGCGACTCGATCTGCTGCCGGCTGATGGACAGCCCAAATTCTCTTTGGACCGACTCTGCTACCTGTGATGGCGTGTCAAAACAGGCGAGGGCCTGAACCACAAAGGCCTTCACCTCGCTAGATAGGGCTGCCATAGGCGTTCATCCGTCCAAACCTGTCTAAATTCAGGCCGACTTGAGCAGACAGGTTCCGCAGGCCCTCGAAATGTTGATCTTCGCTACCTCAGCCGGCTTCATTGCGGCATCCACGAGCTGTTGCACGCCTTGACTGGCCCCGTAGCGTCTGACGACCCCTACGAACTCCTCAACGTCGTGCCCGCGCATCTCAAGCCTTGGCAACCCTTCCTGCGTGAACTTGGGAGCGCCGAATGCGTCCTTCGCCTGGGCGATGTGGTACAGCTCATGCTCTACCAGTGCGCAGAACTCAGCATCGGAGCATTGCGCGCAGTAATCAGCCGCCAAAGTGATGAGGTAGGCAGGAACGCGGCCGAACCAGTCAAGCATCTGCTGCTCTTGGCGAGCCTTCTGCCAGCCGCCGGCACGGAACATCAACTGCTCAGCCTGGCCAACGATTACTCGACCCTGTTTGGCGAACGAGGACGAGGCCCATAGCAAGCCAATATCGGCGTCTATCAGGTGCGCGTGATCGGGGTTATGGATGCTGCCCGTGTCTGCCAGAACCTGCTCGCTTATCCAGGCCCACACTTCAGTCGCTGGCGTCAGGCGCAGCCCTATATCCGCGAACTCACTCAGCTCGAGCATGCTGGCAGGAGGCATAGGCCTGTCAGTCATGCGCTACTCCGGTTACTCGATGCATCCACTCCACCACTATCCGCCGCAGCACGGGCTCGGTCAGGATGCTGGATGGAGGCTGCCGATCGGCTATTTCTGCTACGGCGCCCATTCAGGTACTTCCGTCTAGCCGCTCTCCCCATTTCCCCTGCACAGAGGCAGGCGATGCAGATGCCTAGCCAGGTGATGAGGAGGATGGCGTGGAGGCGTTTCATGCGCCGGCCTTCTTCTCCCCAAACCGGATAGCCAGGTCGCGGAGCTTTTCGGTGCCTATGAAGCCAGAGCAGCCGCCGATGAATGTGGCCATCGATTGCGGAAGGCCGAAGTACTCGACCAGCGGGACCAGGGCCAGAGTCAGCAGGCCGCACAGCAATCCCTCGAGCAGCATCTGTCGCCTACTGCCGCCTCCGTAGATCACGCGAACGACTGCGATCGTCACGGACAGGGCGAACGCATACAGGCTCGGGGCGATGGTCTGCAGCCATGCAAGAGCCGCAGCCCACGTTTCAGGACGGTCGGGCATCTTCATATCTCGGTTATCCCGCATGGGGCAGTTGGTGTTTGGTCCGGCCTCACATGCCTGTCGCTATCCGCCAGGGAGCTAGGAAGCAGTCAAAGGCATGGGTCCGGAAACAAGAAAGCCCCGACACATGGCCGAGGCTTGATAAAAATCCGCGCGATTTGTGCATGATCATTTGCGTGACGCCAGGAAAATGATCAGAGGCATGGCGGATGAATTGAATTGGGCGCCGGGTGGTCGAGCCCTAATCAGCCGTTCGCGCAAACACATCGAATTCGATGGGAATAAAAAAGCCCCGACCGAAGTCAGGGCTCTTGGATTGGTGCCCTAGCCAGTTGGCGCGCAGGTCATGCCGGCGCTGGGCGGTCGTAGGGCTGTCTCGGCCATCTCAACGCGTGAAATGACCAAGATAGGCATAGGATGGCTCACTGGATCAGTCATGTCAACCATCTTTGCATGACGCGAGACATTCCATGGCAAACTGCACAGGGTACGGCGCCGGGCGGAATGTAGGGCTCGACTCTTCGCTCAGGTAGTAGCGCATGGCCCTGTCTGTTATGCCGATCAAGTCTGCCGCTTTTCGCTGGCTGAGCCCTGCCTGCTCCAGAATCCCGCGCAGGTAGCGCGGGTCTGGATTGTGATGACTGGCGTCAGGCTTCTTCACCGAACGCCTCAACCTGGATGCGAACCTTCTCTTCAGTGGTCATCGCGTCGAACTCTTCCTCGGTCATCTCAGCGTTGGCATCAACGAACTCCTGCCAAAGGCGGAAGTTTTCAGCGATTTGCTCGTAGGTGTATTGCTGGCTCATGGTGTCTCTCCTTGGCTTCGCCTCGCCGTTGTGGCTGGCATGGGTTTAGATTATGCGGAACACTGTTCCTCGTCAACACATTTCCGCAAATTTATTTCACGCCGCCTCGCCTGCCACCAATCCCTCAGCAGCCAGGATCTCGTGAGCCTCTACCAGCGCCCGATCCACCTGGCGCTCCAGATCGCGGCGAATGTCCCGGCGCCAACGCTCCAGGGTCTTCTGCGGGCGGCCGTCTTCGTCCCAGCGGTCAAGCTCATACCATGCGGCCGGCAATACGCTCGTGCTGCGCTTCCCTTCTGCACCCGGCAACTTCGGGAATGCCCAGGTGGCCACGGCACACTTAACGAACCGCTCGGGTGCTGGCGACTTCACCGAGCCGGCCAGCGCCATCATCGCGTCGTGCTTGCGCTCCAGATGGGTGCTGTACTTGGCGACGAGGGCCAGCCACAGGCCGACCGGCAGCGCCTTATGTAGGCGGCCATGTACCCAGCAGTCCGTCAGGAACGCCTCTTCCTTGCCGCAGATCGCACCCGGCACACGAGCGGCCTGCACCTTCGGTTGAAAATCGCACCCGCCAGCCGAGTTGATCACCTCCGACGCCAGGGCGCGGACTACTGCGGAAACCACGTTGCGATAGGTCATGCTGCCACCCCTTTCACCATGTCCGGATGAACCGTTTGCCTCGATACCTCGCCGTTCTCGCAGTGCAGGACGATCGACTTCATTGTCTGGCGCGAGCGATATCCGGCGTTGTAGGCATAAGGATCAGCGGGCGCGACGGTGTTGAACGACTCCACAGACACGCCAGGGAACTCCTTCTTGGATTCGTGGTGGATGTGCCCAGTCCACCAATAGCGATGGACCGTTTCGCCCCAATCAATCGGGCGATCAGCAGCCATAACGCCAGGAAGCGCGGCCGGCTTCGCACAATGCCCATGGTGACTACCGACGAGCACCTTGCCGAATCGGTAGTAATTGAAAACGCTAGGCGTAAGGTCAAAGGTGATGCGCGGCTCGTTGATAAACCGAGCAGCCAGCACACGGGACAGCCACTGAGAGCCCGTCTCGTCGTGGTTGCCTTGGACATTGATGACGTGCAGTGTCTTGTGCCGATCAAGCCCCATCTCGATCATGGTCACCATCGTGTCGATCAGCACGTCAACCATCTTGGAGAAACGGCCATCCGAGTTCAGGATGTGGCCTGAGCGCGGCGTCTTCGGCATCAGTGAGTCGTAGTGCAGGGCATCGCCAAGGTTGACGATCAGCCCGCGCTCAGCCCTCGGCGCACCCTCTACCAGGGCAGCCATGGCGTCGATGTGGGTCTGCCGCGCAATGGCCAGGTCCCAATCGCCGCCAGCCTCGGCACCCCAGATGTATTCGCCGAAATGCGGATCGCCGATTGGATAGCCAACGCATAGCTTTTCGTCGAAGCTGCCGACAGCTTTTTTGCTAGGCACTGCAGGAACACGATTGCACAGCGTCTCGATGGCACTCCGCATCATCTGCATCTGCCGCTCAGAGTCCTCGCACATCCGCTCCCATGTGTTGACGATCTCGCCATCCGCGTTCCGCTGGATGGTTACCTTGCCCATCTTGTATCCGTCCGGGTACTCCGTGTTCAGCCCGTGCTCCGGACTCCATCCTTGGCGAGCCAGGCGCGCCTTGTGGGTGTATACGTTGCGCTCGTGCAGCCCAAGGATCTGCGCAGCCTCGGCCACAGTACGGCCAGTCAGCGCGGCCTTGATTTCGTCGTCTGTCGCTTTGCGTGCGGCCACTAGGCTGCCTCCCCTTTAGCCCCAAACCGGGCGATCAAAATGGCGTC